ACATGCTGACGGATGCAGATGGCAACGAGTACCCCGAGCAAGCCCCGCTGGACGGTTGGCATGTGAACATCAGGCTGATTGGTGACGCCCGTAGGGCTGACGTTGAGGCCATAGACGCGGTTTATGGTGTTGCGCCAGCATCGCCAGAAAGAGTATGGTTGTAGTATGTCTTTTACTTACACAGATGACCCGGCAACTGTGGCCACACGTTGTGCTCCGTTACAAAGGGAAGTACATAGACAATATCAAACCGTATTGGAAGGATACCCTAGAGTATCCCTTACGCTTTCCATGGGTATTCCTACCCCCTGTTGTGCTACTAAAAGTGATCTTTGGAAAGGTATTTAAGTAATGGCCCGAGAGCTAACAGAAAAACAACAAAAGTTCCTTGACGTTCTCTTTGAAGAGGCTCGGGGCAACTTCGTTATAGCTAAACGTATAGCTGGTTACAGCGATACTTATTCAACCACGGCTATTGTAGAAAGCCTCCAAGAAGAAATCACAGAGAAGACAACCAAGTTTCTTGCTACTCGTGGTGCTAAGGCTGCTTGGGCCATGGTGTCAGTACTGGATGACCCCACAGCAATGGGTAACAAGGAGCTTATGGTGGCAGCTAAAGACATTTTGGATCGAGCTGGACATAAAGCTGGTGATAAAATCGAGGTAAAAGCAGAGTCACCCTTGTTTATCCTACCTCAGAAACAAGAATAGGATTGACAAAAGGTTGAAACATGGCTAGAATAAAGAAAGAGTTTAAGCTTCCTAGGCCAGTAGAGACCGAGAAGGGTTATGAGTGGCTCCCTGTGGTAAGAGTTGGACGAGTAGTGCCCTTTGGGTACCGTCAATGTGAAGAAGATAAAGATATTCTCCTACCGATACGGGAAGAACTAGAACTTTTAGAGAGAGCTAAAGAGTTTCTCAAGAGGTATAGCTACAGAGAAGTAGCAAACTGGTTATCCACCCAGAGTGGACGCCCTATTTCACACGTAGGCTTAATGACAAGGGTTCAAAGTGAGCACAAGCGTAAGAAAGAGTTTGCAAACTATAGCTACCTCGCCAAGCGGTACAAAGAAGCGGCGGACAAAGCCAAAAGAATCGAAGAAAGTTTCCTTGGTCGAAGAAAAATCGATACAGAAAGTACCGGCAACAGCTAAAGAACCTGACTTTAACGTAGAGAAAGCCCGTAAGGTTATCTTTGAAGCTACCCCCGGTCCACAGACAGAGTTTCTAGCATCCTCAGAGCAAGAAGTACTATACGGTGGGGCTGCTGGTGGTGGTAAAAGCTACGCAATGGTTGCTGACCCTGTGCGTTACCTTAATAACCCCAGTGCTAACATGCTTTTGGTGCGTAGATCGACTGAAGAACTAAGGGAACTCATTTCTGTTTCTAAACAACTCTACCCTAAGGCTATTCCCGGGGCAAAGTTCTTAGAAAGAGACAAAACATGGGTCACACCCAGTGGTGCCACCCTTTGGATGTCCTACCTTGACCGTGATGACGACGTTACCCGCTATCAAGGACAGGCTTTTAACTGGATTGGCTTCGATGAACTTACCCAGTGGCCTACACCCTACGCTTGGGACTATATGCGGTCTCGTCTTCGTACTGCAAGTGGTTCTAACTTGGGCCTTCAACAGAGAGCAACGTCTAACCCAGGTGGCCCTGGTCACGCATGGGTTAAAAAGATGTTTGTTGACCCCAGCAAACCTAATGAAGCGTTTGACGCAGTAGACCCAGAGACAGGTGAAGTATTAGTCTGGCCTAAGTCCTCTAAGTTTGCTGTGGCTAATGACCTTGTAGGAAAACCTATGCTAAAGCGTAAGTTTATTCCTGCCACTTTGTTTGATAACCCTTACCTAGCTGAGGATGGACTATACGAAGCTAACCTTCTGTCTCTACCGGAGCATCAACGTAGGCAACTGCTTGAAGGCGACTGGGATGTGTCTGAGGGTGCAGCCTTCCCAGAGTTTAACCGTAAGGTTCACGTAAGAGAACCCTACAGTATCCCAGATAACTGGATGAAGTTTAGAGCTTGTGACTACGGGTACAGTTCTTTTACAGGTGTCCTCTGGTTTGCTGTTGATCCTGCTTATGACACATTGGTTGTATACCGTGAGCTCTACGTCTCTAAGGTTTTAGCTGAAGACTTGGCTGATATGATTCTTGAAGCTGAGTATGGGGAGAAGATACGCTACGGTGTACTTGACTCCTCCCTCTGGCATAAACGCGGGGACACTGGGCCTAGCATTGCTGAGCGTATGATCATGAAGGGTTGCCGTTGGCGTCCTGCCGATAGAAGCAGAGGGTCTCGTGTCTCAGGTAAGAACGAAGTACATAGACGTCTTCAGGTAGACCCTGACACAGACCAACCCCGGATTGTTTTCTTTGAGAACTGTAAGAAGACTATCGAACAACTGCCTACGATTCCTCTAGACAAAAGAAACCCAGAGGATGTTGATACTAACTCAGAAGACCACCTGTATGACACTCTACGTTACGGTGTTATGACAAGACCACAGAGTGGATACATTGACGAAAACTCTGGGATGAGTTCTATTCCCACACCCTCAGACTCTACATTTGGTTACTGATAAGGACTACTCATGGAAGAAGAATTCGAACCTATTATGGACCAAGTAGAGATGTCTGCCTTGGAGGATAGCGAAGAGGACAGTATTACAGACTCTAAAGCAGGGACTGTTGCTGGGTTTGTTACCTCTCGCTACTCCAAAGCATCTACTGCTCGTGATACTGAAGAAAACCGTTGGCTTCGTGCTTATCGGAACTACCGAGGTATCTATGGCCCTGACGTACAGTTCACAGACACAGAGAAGTCTAAGATTTTTGTCAAGGTAACTAAGACTAAAGTCAACGCCGCCTATGACCAGATCACAGATGTACTACTTGGTTCCTCTCGGTTTCCTCTGAGTATTAACCCTACGACTTTACCTGATGGGGTAGAAGACACAGTACACTTCGAGACCAATGATCAACTAACTCAGGCTATGGAAGAGTTCCCTAAGGTACAACCTGGGGAAACTACTGATGACTTCCTTCGTCGTCTTGGTGGTCTTCAGAAAGAACTAGAGCCTGTAAAGGAAAAACTGCAAGTAGGTCCTGGTACTGGTCCTACCCAGATTACATTTCATCCTGCTGAAGTAGCAGCTAAGAAAATGGAAAAGAAAATCCATGACCAGTTAGAAGAGTCTCGAGCTAAGAAACATCTTCGTGCTGCAGCCTTTGAGTGTGCCCTGTTTGGCACTGGTGTAATGAAGGGTCCATTTACAGAGAACAAAGAGTACCCTAACTGGGACGAAGAAGGTAACTACGACCCTACTATTAAGACAGTACCTAAGGTATCCAACGTGTCTATCTGGAACTTTTACCCAGACCCTGACGCAGCCAACATGGAAGAAGCAGAGTGGGTTGTGGAACGTCATAAGATGTCTAAGCCCCAGCTTCGTTCCCTTAAGAAGCGTCCTTACTTTCGTGAGAATGAAGTCGATACTGCTCTGAGCTTTGGTGAGAACTACATCAAGGAAGACTGGGAGCAGGTCATGGAGGATGACTCACAGGAAACCCTTAGTGAACGCTACGAAGTCCTAGAGTTCTGGGGTAACATTGACCGTGAGATTCTAGATGAGCATGACGTAGAGTTGCCCGATGGTCTTGAGGACGATGACGAAGTAAGTGTTAACATTTGGGTATGTCATGGACGTGTCCTACGTCTAGTTGTAAACCCATTCACACCTACAGTTATTCCTTACTTTGTTGTTCCTTATGAGATGAACCCTTACAGTATGTTTGGGGTTGGTATCGCAGAGAACATGGATGACACCCAGACTTTGATGAATGGGTTCATGCGTATGGCTGTAGACAACGCAGCACTCTCAGGTAACCTTATCTTCGAGGTAGATGAGAACAACCTAACCCCAGGGCAAGACCTGAAGATTTACCCGGGTAAAGTATTCAAGCGTCAAGGTGGTGCTCCGGGTCAGGCTATCTTCGGGACTAAGTTCCCCAATGTATCTAACGAGAACATGCAGATGTTTGACAAAGCTCGACAGCTTTCAGATGAGTCCACAGGGTTCCCCTCATTTGCTCATGGTCAAACAGGTATTAGTGGTGTAGGACGAACAGCCTCAGGTATCTCTATGTTGATGTCTGCTGCTTCTGGTTCTATTCGATCTGTTGTTAAGAACTTTGATGACTACCTCCTAGGACCTATGGGTAAAGCTATGTTCTCTTTTAATATGCAATTCGATTTCGACCCAGAGATTCGTGGTGACCTTGAGGTTAAGGCTGCAGGTACAGAGTCCTTGATGGCTAACGAAGTACGCAGCCAACGTCTTATGCAGTTGCTCGGCCTTGTTCAGAACCCTGCCTTGGCACCGTTTGCTAAGCTAGACTATATCCTTCGTGAAATCGCTAAGAGTCTTGACCTTG